GCTTGTAGTCTCGAAGTTCTTAGGTGACAGACGTGTAACAGTCAAAGAGCCATCTGTGACAGTATCAGCGCCGTTATTCTTTAAAGGTGCGCACCAATACGTTCCATCGAATAAGTCACCGCCGCTACTTCCGCCAAAGCTATTAAACAGCATCTTATTAAGCTGCATTCTTCCACGATTGAAAAAGGGCATATCACACCTACAAAAAAAGGGCCATTACAGCCCTTATATTAGCAATTAAAAAAGCTATTAGCTAGCTTCTGAGTCTGACTGAGCAAATGCAGGTTTTGGCTCTTCTTTAACAGAAGGCTTTCGGCCTCGCTTCTTAGTCAATTCAGGAGGATTAGCGCAAATCCTTTCAGCCTTAACCATTCCCTTGAATCGAGCATTTACGATTGCAAGGTCATTGACTTTAGCTAAAGACTTCACATCCTCTTTGTACTGGCTTAGTGGCTCTTCAACGAGCCACACCTTTTGACCACCGTACATGTTAAAGCGCCGCCGCAATCATCAATGTACCTGCACAGTTCTTATCTTCCCACTCTTGATCCCAGTTTGCACCAGTACCGATAGCGGCCGTATCAGGAGACTTAACAGTAGTATCCCAGGCGAAGCCTTTAACACCAATGTTTTGTGACCATTCAGACTGATAAGTGCGCTCAATGCGCTCTTTGCCGTTGTTTGTCTCGATGTTAGCGTCAAAGTCTCCGTTTGGCTCAACAGTCAAAGCAGTACCTGTTAAACAAAGGATGTTTTGAGTCCCACCATTACCCAATGCAGGTGAATCAGTAACAATCGAACGCTTACCTAAGATATCAACAACCGTAACAGTGCCCTCTGAGAATAGCTCGTTAGCATTCGTCAAAGCGTTACCAATTAATTGATGATAAGACGCGCCGGTCATAACCTGAACACCAATCTCCATTGAGCGATCACCAAACAGAGCGTGTGTATTGTTAAGGCCAATCTGAGTTACATTCGCCTCGTTATTCGTTAAGCTAGCAACCGCACCAATAGCAGCAACACCGGCATATAACGCCTTGTTAAGCTGATCTTGAAGCATAGCCTGAGCCAAAGAAGTAGAAATGACGCGTAGAGCCTCATCTGGATTTTCTTGGATTAGGCGGAATTGCTTAGGCTCGAATAAGATAGGACCAAAAGCTGAGTGAGCCTTAACCGTATTAATTTGACCCTGAGTCAATGGAGTGCTTGGTGCTGAACCATTTGCGGCATAGATATCTACGTCACGAATAGCTGAGCCTAAATTTTTAAAATATGACCACTCTAAGAAATCACCCATATTTCCCGCATTGCTTAAAACAATTGCGTTGTTTGATGCTGCGTTAAATGCTTCTGCCATTTGCGTTAAACGCTCTACAGTAGCCTGTTTTAGTTGGGTATTAAATACCACCATATCTGTTGCTGACATTGTTAAGCTCCTTAATTAAGCCATTGATTGTCTTTGGTTAGCAAAATATTGCCGTTCTTTCTCTGGATCGCCTTTGCAATCTGCTAAGGACTTAGGAACGCTTGCAGCACCGCCGCCCGCATTTTGACTACCAGTAGCACCGCCACCATCAGCCTTTGATGCGAGCATATATGGCTTATTACTAGGGTCACTGACCACTGAATTTACCAACTCGCTTAACGTAGCACCTGAGAGAGTGCCATCCTCATTAATCGGCATCACTTGGCCTTCTTTAAAGCCAACCTTGCCTTTTAATTCATTTTCAATAAATAAACGCGCCGCCTTATCCTGAGTGACGTGATCATTCAAAACATTATCAATAAAGCCTTTTACCGCGCTTTGCTCTTTCTCTGTAAGAATCGATGTTTGAAGCTCGTTATACTTGCCTTTCCAATCCTCAATGGTTTTCTGCAGACTTTCTACATCGCCATTCTTAGCAGCGGCTTCATCAGCTAATCTAGACTTTTCTTCTGCCTCTAATCGCTTCTGCTCTTTTGTCTTTTTAACCTCGGTTAAAAGCTCATCATTTTTAGCCAGGACCTTATTAAGCTCATCTTTGCTAACCATATTAGATGTTAGCTCAGATACTTGACTGCTCAAGCTTTCCTTAACCTCATCTGGCAAATCAATGCCTTCAAAATTTAAACTCATTTTATGCTCTCCGTTTATTTAATAAATAATAACTATAATAATTGACAATTACAAATTTGCATCTGCAAAGGCTTCAGGCGCTTCTCTACGCATCTCTTCAATAGTCCTAGGCCTAAAGTTAGTATTCAGGTTTAATGCTGCAAATTCTTCACTCGTTAAACCGCCATTTCTCAAAAGCTTGCCTCTAGTTGGGCCTAATACGTCATCTTGAAAGCTAGCGGGCTGCCTTTTAAGCCAAGAATAATATGTGGTGTCTTGGTTTACCTGTGTAGGGCCATCTTCACCATTGGCAGGACGCTTGCCGCCTTTGTCTAGGAAGTCGAAGCGTTCTGATAAAACCGGCGTAATTGTCGATCTACAGCCGTAATGAATGGGCGGTCTAGGTCCTTTATCAACAGGAAACTCTCTACCATCAAGGGATCTACATTGAGTAGTCGTTCTTGAATCTAAGGTAGAAACCCACTCAACGCCCCTGATTAAGTCTTTGTTTGAATCCCATGTTCTTTGTCTAGCTTGTTCACCCGCATTTTGTACAGCCGTTCTAACCATAGCCCTGTCATTGCGATTAATCCTAGCTAGCTCACCATCTGCAAACCTATTGCCTCTCAAGCCTCGAATGTTTCTAGTTATTTGGCTTATGGTTTGCCCTTGTGCAAAACCCTGTGAAATCATGCCGTTAACTAGTGTTATTTGTGTCTCTGTGAAGTCTTTAAGGAATGGCTTTAAAGTTAAACCCTGGCCTTTCCCTTCAATCGATAGAGGATTATTTTTATAGGCTATCAGTAATTGCTCAGCACTAGGTTTTACGGCTTCAAAGTCATCAACTGTATTATCTAAAGCACCGACCTCTAAAACAGATTGAGTTATCGCAACGTCATCAAGGTCCAGCAGCAATTGATTGGTGTAGTCTTCGTATATTTCGCGTTGCAGCCTAGTGACATCAGATAATAAGGCATTTAAACGCTTTCTTGTCTCTATTGCATCGCCTTCATCTAATAGCCTATCCCTCACGCCTCTATCGATACGGCGCAAGAAAGGCAAAAACTTCTTGTGTATATCTTCCTTAACGCCTTCAAGTAGAACTTGCCTACGAATAGCGTCATCGGTTAATACTGCGGAAGTCTCAGCCATCTAGATTTAAGCCCGACATTTCGTTTGATATATTATCATTCATATCTTCTAAATCGGTTGACTCCGGAATGATGCGTCCACTTTTAAGGCTTAAATCAAGCGTAGCCTTATCAATAGCGCCTGACTGCCAAACAGTAACCAAGGCTGCAGCTTGTTCAGGCGTTAAGCTTGTGTCAAAGAATGCCGTTTTGATCTCAAACTTAGAATCTTCATAAGCGCTCATTGCCGACTGCTCACTTGTATAAGTAAAGCTAGCAACGTCCTTGATCGCCATTGAGTAAGCCTTATTCACATTAGATACAGCAATACTCAAACTCGAAACATCAGCCTCATGCTTGATTCTAGCAGCCTCTGCAGTCTCAGCTTGCCCGCCATCGGTAATCAATCGAGCGCCTAAACTAATCATCTGGCTTTCTTTGTGCTTCATGCCCTCTTGAGGCATTGAATTAGGTGCGGCTTGTATTAGGTTTGCGCTTGATCCTGTTGGCCCTGCTATACCGGCGCGACTACCAAAAGGAATGCCGTTTTTATAAAATGTTTCCATCCATGACTCATTGAACCCACCTACAAACAAAGTAGGCTGCCCAACGATGAAAGCCGACTCTTCAAAATCTGCACTATTGCGGTAATGCTTAATGTTTAAATCAGCAATCTCCTGTAATGGTGCATCGTCAACATTAGGGCGGTTATTCAATGAGCCTGCAAAGTAAAAAGGGATATGATTAAATAAATCGCCCGCCCCATCTCTAGGCGCAAACTCTTGTAACAATTCACCACCGTCATCATAGACACGCACAACATAAACATAATTTCCGTCAATATTCTCAAGAAACAAACAGCGATAATACTTCACTTCTTCCATCGAGTAATCTTCATCGCGCTCATACTTAATCTCAAGCAGCTTGACGTATGACAGCACCATTGATGCGCCTATCTTCATACAATCCCAATCTAGGATAGATTCCGCGTCATATGTGTTAATTGTTGCCCTGATTCCGCTATTCTCAACTTCTGCACGAGTCGTTTCGCCATCGGTTTGAGGATAATCAACATATAAACCAATGCGACCAACCGAAATAACATCTCTTACAACTTCATGCGACTGACCAATAATACCAACGCCTGAACCATCTA